GTCTTAACAGGTGTAAAATATTTTTTCCAACTCATTCTACGCTCCTCTCATGTAGTCACCGGATAGCGTAGTAAAACCTTTTCTTATTCTATCGCTCATATCTACGTTTTGTTTACTTGTATCAACTAGTTGTGTTAATGGTTGTGAAAGTGTGTTATTTAATGCTTCTTCCATAGGTCCTCGCATGTTACCAGGTAAATTCATTATAGCAGTCTTTAGAGCTTCTAAAGAAGCATTTGCCTGATTGTTATTTGCACCACCATCTCCGATAGTTGTCTTAATTGTATTTAACATTCCATTCAGCATTGCGGTTCCGTTATTGGCAACTCCTTGATCGGCATACGATGCTTGGGCCGCTTGTAGAGCCCCCATTGCACTATTTCTTACTATATCTTGCATCTGACTAGGAGTAACAACTGCTTCTATACCATGCAATGCTGCAAAAGTTTCTTTTCCAAAATTCTTAAATAGTTGTCCTGTTGCACCCATTGTTCCTGTGCTAAACACATTTTTATTTTTTAGCTGTTCTATAATTTTTTTAATAATCTCATCGTTCATCTCGCCGTCTATAATAACATTTTCTGCATTTAGTGTAACAAGATTTGCTTCTATAGCACTTGCAATACTTTGATTTGCACTGCTTATTAATTCTTTAATAGCTGACGCAGTTGTATCTGGTAAATCTATTGCTTTCAATATTTCCTGTGCTTGGTTTGTTAATTTGTCGGCTTCCTCTTTATTGTTGTTGGCTAATGCTGATTCTGCTGCTAATTCTAATTCATTTGCTTTTATAATAGCATTTCTTTGTGCAATGAACAACTCTTTTTCTTCGTCACTCATTCCTACTGTAGGAGCTAGATTCATTAATGCACCTTCGCTTGTGTTAATAGCCATTTTGACCATTTCACTAACGTCTACTCCTTCTACTTGTTTTGCAACTAACTCTGATATATCGCCTATGTTTGTAAAAATTCTTTTAAGTGTTTCTGTTTGCAAGGTTGCCGCAGTAAATTGAAGGGTTCTTAAACCATCTATATATGCATTAAGTGCCTTTTCGCCTCCAGTAGTTCCCGGAGTTAACTGCATATCTTTTTCAGCTTTTATCAATTCATTTCTAAATTTTGCAAGTGCATCAGCAGTTGCTTCTTGTCCTGGATTTTGTTGTTTAAATTTTTCAATTAATTCATCTGTTGTTAATGCTTCTGCTGACTTGTTTAAATCTCCTACTATGTTCATTAAACCTTGTGTATATTCATTTACTCCGCCAAGAATAGCCATGTTTAAAACATCTGTATTAGTTCTTAAAGCGGCTGCCTGTTGTACTGCAACATCTTGTAATCGTTTTGCTTCAGCTTCGTTTCCTGCTTGTGCGGCTGCTCTAATACCGTGCAGTGTTTGAACTAATTCTGGTGCAAAACTATGAAGTGCCATTACTGCCGGGTCATCTGGATTTGGAAATCCTCTAGTAATAATATCAGTAGCAAGATTTCCTATTGTACCGCCCATTTTTCCTAGTCGTTGTACTGTTCCTGCAACTTCGTCTCTAACTTGCTCGTCAACAGATTGTGCAAACGCAAAAATATTTCCTTGACGGCTTATATCTGCTCTTTCCGCTGCAAGAGCGTCAGCTTGTTCTCCAGTTAACCTTGATAGTTTATCCATTTCTTCTGCAAACTCTGCGGCCCGCATATTTCTTATCCTATCATTTTTATTGCTTCTTATATTATTAACATTAGCGATAGCATCATACTGTAGGAATCTTTCATTTATAGTATCAGTTGTCATACCAAGCAATTCTAATCTTTCACGTAATTTTAAAAAATCACCGTTAGTGGCTTGTAAAAAAACACTTTGTCTTGACAAGAATGTATTAATGCCTTGATTAGCTGTGTTACCAAGTTGTGCAAATACTTGTGCGTTTTCTCCTGCTAAAGTAGCTAAATCTTCTAAACGTAAATTTGCTCTTCCTGCTGTGATTGACATTGTATCAAGTTCGTTACCAAAATTGATACCTCTTGTAGTCAAATCACGCCAAACTCCTACGTATGCTTCTGCTCCTGCCATAACAGATGCAATAGTATCACCTGCTCCACCAAATGCTTTTAGAACCGGTCCGGCTGCATCAGAAAAACTTTTTGGGGCACCTTGTAAGATGCCAGTTACTGTTTTACCAAACGCTGTTGTAAGTTTATCAACAGCAGCTCTGTTCTTATTAAACGCATCCGTGTTCTTGTTTACTGATTCTGTATTTTCTGTTACCATTTCAGAATTGTTCTCCAGGCGATTTTTTACTCATAAATAGTTTATAATATATTTATCCGTAGGATACAATGCATGGAAAACAATACAAGTCCACTACAAAAATACCAAAGACAACCTAAACTGTATATTGATTTACCCAGTCAAGGTGTGTGGTATAATGAAAATGTAGTAACAAAATACAAAGATCTTGAAGTTTATAGCATGACTGCTAATGACGAAATATCTATAAAAACACCTGACGCATTATTTTCAGGTATGACAGTTAAAACAATTATAGAAAATTGTGTTCCTAGTATTAAAGATGCATGGCATATTAATAGTATAGATCTTGACTACATACTTGCGGCAATTAGATTAGCAAGTTATGGCGACTCTATAACAATTGAAAAGAAATGCACTAAATGTGATAATGAAGATCAATACGCTATACCTGTACAACCTATGCTAGATCATTTACAAAACACAAAACCTATATTTGACATTGAGGTTGAAGGGTTTAAAATACACATTCGTCCTCTTACATACAAAGAAATTGTTGAAAACAATCAATCAAATATGCATGTGAGTAGATCTTTACGTCAAGTTTTAAAAAGTTTTGCTGATGATGATCCAAAACAAGGCGAACATGTTGAAAAAATGTACGATGAGCTCAATCAAAGAACTAAAGAAGTTGTTTGTAGAGTGATTACTATGATTACTACTCCAGACGGAGATAACGAACAAAATCAGCAATTTATAAGAGATTTTATTTTAAACGGCGAACCTGTGTTTTATAATACAATACAAGAAAGGTTTATAAACAATAATGATTTGCTAACTTTACCTCCAACAAAGGTAGAGTGTAGTGAATGCGGTGCTGAATCGGATATCAAAACCGAACTGGATTATTCAAATTTTTTCTCCAAAACCTAATCCCACTCGAGGACTCTGACATACTTGAGTTTTCTAATAAACTAGACAACGAAGTAAAACAACTCAAACACGAAGTATACAAGCTGTCTTGGTATATGCGAGGTGGTGTTAGTGCTACTGTGCTGTTCAATGACACTGACGTAGAAGATTTAAAAATTCTAGGTAAAATTATTACTGAAAATATTGAATCTACAAAGAAAAGTGGACTAAACTTAATTTAATCAAACTTTACATTACTCGGATTCGGCGGCAACACATCTTGTGATTGATCTGGCGGTTCTATAGTTACATCTGCTGAATTAATATTATTCCAAGCATCTTGTGTTGAACGTGTAATGTCATCTCCGTCTAGTTTTACGTGATCATCTACTGCGTCTATTGCAGTTTTGAGTACCGGAGCAGTGATGTTTTCTCTATACTTATCAGCAAGTTCTTGAGCAATAGTACCTTCAATCCTGTCATGTGCCATCATTGCCCACGGAGCCATCCATTCTTTAGCTGTTTGCATCCACATACTGCTTAAAATTGTTACTGTGGCTTGCTTTCCTACTTCTGTGTTCATTAACCATCTTACGCCAAAGTAAATAGCTAGTTCGGTCAAAACAAATATAACTACATTTACCGCTGCGGCACCAAGTAGCCCAACACCGAGCCCAGCGGATCCTGCTCCAAAAATAACAGCGGCGCCAACAGCTCTTACGTACCTTATTAGTGCCGCGGCAGCTTTTGCAGATGATATTGCAGCATTTGTCAAAACTAACATAATAGGAGCTGTCTGCATAGCAAATATATTAACTTCCAGTACTTCGTGTGCAGCTAGCCTTTGGTTTAGTAGTCTCTGCTGTTCGGCAAAATCTATTTCACCTTCGCTGTATCTCTTAATAACTTCTTGTTCATAAAGAAAAAGTTTTGCTCTTTCGTCTCTAAGTTTATTACGTAATTCTTCGTATGCTGGAATACTTGCTAGTCCTAGTATTCCTAAAAGTTTACCAAATGGTCCACGAGGTTTAAAAATTTGTTTTTTACCAACGTCTTGATCTTTCATTGCCTGAAGGCGTTTTTTAGGATCGTTGTCGGCATTCCGTTCTGCTCTACGTGATCGTAGAGTTTTAAGACGACCTTCCATTTGATCTATGTCATCTTGTGTAAAGTAAACTCCGTTGCGTTTTACAGGAATGCCTCTTCTAAGATCTCTTCTTTCTTTTCTTCTAAGATTCATTTCCTTTTTGGTCATTAATTCGTCAGGATCCATTTTAGCTACGTCTGCTCTAGGCTCATAACGTCCTATAGGAGTATTGCTAGTATCCGGTTTTTGAATAATAGGATCTTTACTTCCAGCCGAAGTTGGTACGGTGCCAGATCTAAGATTTCCTCCACCGTCAAAATCTAAACGTGGCATTCCTTTTGCAGTTCTAGCTGAATTTACAAAGCCACCTCTATATTTTTTTGGAATAGGTCCTTTTCTAATATCAGGAAACTCTTTTTTTGCTTGAGGAGAAATATCAGTAACAACAAAAGTATTACCAGCCCATCTAGCAGTGATTCCTTTCCACTTGGCGATATCGCCAGTGTCTAATTCGAAAGCACCTACATTTTCAACGAGTATTTCATTTATTGCTACCATCTGAATATTCCTTTGTAATAAGTGTATTTATTATTTATTGTTTCGTTTCACGAAACAAGTTTTCGCTAACGCTCAAACTAAACACTTCGTTTGTTTGATATAATTTATGAAGAAACACATTAACACGAAGTGTTAATGTTTAAGTTTCATGTAGATTGTTTCAGTCAGACGGAACCTGTTACGGTTCCATCAAACTCAAGAAAATGCTTCATGTGAGTCCGCTCCAGCCGAGACTTGGAAGTAGGTGTTTTCTGCTGTACAATGGGCTCTGACCTTTCCCAACCTACGTCGACATATGTAACATATAGAGTGCATAAGACGGTCTTATGCTTTCTGTATAATACATTACCCGTTGCTTCGTTCCTGTGCATACGGTTTTTATGTACATTGCAGTTTTTCGACAGCCAACATTCCATCTATGCCAATCAAACACCCTACTACCGGATGCCGCTCAGCATGTTACGTGTGCTCCTATACGGATGCTTTTTCCACAGCGGTATTTCTAGTCTGGCCCGCTAACCTTATGTGTTGGATTGTTTTGCCTGTATGGTGTGTTCTAGCAATGCCTTACGCAATTTATCGGAACCGCCAACTCTAACATTAATAATTCCATTGTAATACTCATCCGTCTCTAACACACGGCGGTCAAATTGCTCTCTAGCCTCAATATATGACATTTCACCTCTGCCTTTGCAAAGGTAAAGTATTTCTCTTGTAAAATTTTCTGCGCCTAGTGCTTCAACATCAGCTTGTAGTCTATCAGATGAACCCCAATAGTCTCGCCAATCACTTTCTTTGTAGCCTCTGCGTTTATTTTTCTTGCCTTTGAGAGGTGGCTTTGTGGTTTTAAACTTTGCTAGTTTCTTGCCTATATACTTTTGCTCTGTTTTTTTATTAGTAATAAGGTAAACAAATCCTTCATACTCTTCAGGTATCACATCAATTTGTTTTCCTTTGTAAGTCCAGTGCATGAACTTACTTACCGATGCCTTTTATTTTATTTTTCTTTTCTGGTTTCTCGTGTAGTTTGATGCTTGTTGTGTATCTCGTCAGCACGTTCTTTTGCTAATGCTCGTATGTCTCGTAGACATTTTCTAACATAGCGATGTGTTCGTACTGAATTACGTTGCTCAAACTTTTCGTTTGCTTTAAAATATTCTAAGTATGCCTGTACTAGTTGATCGTGTGTATCATCCATTTTATTCTACTATATCAATATCATTTGCGTAACTTGTAAATCCGTTTTCTTTTACTACTTTGAGTACATGATTAACTCTACCTACTAATTCGTCTTTGTGACTAATCAAATATATGTTTTTATCACGTTCTCTACCCATTTTCTTTAGTACTCCTAAAGAGTTTTCAACACCAGCAGTATCCATACCACTGTCAATTAACTCATCAATAAACAACAAGTTAATATTTTGATACAAACTTTCCCAAACATCTCGGAATGCAAAGCTCATACCAAGTATAAGTCTATTTCTTTCACCTCGACTTAAATTATCAAAGTCTAGATCTTGTCCTAGTTGTGTAATTTCAACAACAAGATCATTTTGGAATACAACTTGATGAGGTAAACCGAGTTTATCTAAGTAATAAGTTAGTCTGTTGTTTAGATATGCTAAATTTTGTTCAATTATTTTCTTACGTATAAACGAATCTTTATTTGTTAACAATTTAAATAAGAATTCTTGATGATCTTTGTAATTTGTTAGATCATTAACTGGCATCCAGTCAACTTCTTGTATTGCAGATTCATTCAATTCGTCAATTTGTGCCTGGTAAGGATCATCTTCTGCGTTTTTATTCTCTAATGATTGTTTTAGATTGTCTAGATTGCTTCTATGATCGTATGCTTCTCTTGCAGTTTCATAAAATGTGTTAGGCCGACCGTTAATATTACCAATATCATCTAGTTGTTTAATAATATCTTCTAGTTTACCTGCAACTTCGGTTTGATATGCCAGTGCATCGTTTAATTCTTTTGTCTTTCTTGACTCTATTTCGGCCTTTTTCTCCTCGTGAAGCTCTTGCCCACAAGCATAACATGTTGCATCTTCAAGATTTGCGATGTCTTTTTCTGCCTTTTCAACAGAACCGGTGGCACGTAATAGTGCAGAGTCTAATGTGCTTTTTTCTTTATTAAGAGCCAAAATAGCATTGTTCATTTCTGTCCAGTTTGCTAATTTTTCATGTGAATCAAGCTCTTGATCAATGTCAACTTTCTCTAGTTCTTCTATTGCTTTTACTAAATTTTCTAAGTCTTTTTGTTTTTTAGCCAGCCATGCTTTTTGATTACTTTTTAAACTAGTAATAGTTGTTTCAATTTTACTATTTGCAGCTTGTATGGCTTCAATTTTAAGTGTTTCTTGTGTGATTGCTTCTTTTGTATTTCGAATACCTTCTTTTAATGCCTCTGCTTTTTCAGAAAGTATAGTTATACCTAATAGTTGTTCAATAATAGCACGTTGATCGTTTGTACGCATACTCAAAAATGGTTCTGAGTATGTGTTGAGTGCTAAAATATGTTTGAACATGTCATGACTCATACCTAACAAGTCGTTGATAGACTCCTGTGTCTTACGACTATCTCCTTGACTTTCGTCTTTTATGTCCTGCTCTTGATCGTTAATGAAAAATTTAAGTACATTAGGAGAGCGACCTCGCTCAATCCTATAATCTACTCCATCTTTTTCAAAATGTAAAGTGACTAACATACCTTTAGAATTAGTCTTGTTAATAAGATTATTCCTTTTGATGTTAGTCAGTGCTTGGCCGTACAGTGCATACGACAATGCATTGATTATTGTCGTTTTACCTGTACCGTTACGACTACCAGAATCGTCACCTCCTTGATCTAAGTTTTCGCCAAGCACAAGTGTGAGCTGTTCACTATTAAAATCAACAGCTTGTGTTTGATTTCCTACACTCATAAAGTTTTTTACTGTAAGATCTTTTATTTTTATCATTTATAACTCGTTGTATATGTCCAGTAACAATTTTTTGTCAAAGTTGTCACTATCTATTGCAGTAATTTCGTTGCTTACTATTTGATCTACACTTTCAAATTGCGTAATATCTAAATCGGTAGTAATTTCTTCAATTTGTTTTTGTGGTATTAGAGTGATTTCTCTACAGTTATTCTGAGCAATGTAAGTTTCTTTTATGAATTGTGCTTCTTCGTAACTAATTGGCACATCAATAGTTACACGTAAGTACATTTTAGGTTTAATAATATTAGCATCAGGATCTAATAGTTGAGAAAGTTTTACCGTACGGTATTTTGGACAGTTCCACCAATTGATATACTCTGGTTCTTTGCCGTTTTCGCGATCTAGAATCATCATACCACGTTCGTCATCGCCGGCATCTGCATAGTTGTGTGGAAATGCATTACCTATGTAATGAATTTTGCCTTTTACTTGACGTTTATGAAAGTGTCCAGAGAATACATAGTCCTGGTGTTTAAAATGTTCGGCACGTAAATCGCCATGTTCTGGCATCTGTACCATTGCATTCATATAAAAGTGAGGTAATTCAAAATGACCAAACATATATTTGGATTTAATTTTTTCTATCTTTTGCCATTCATCGCCTACTAACCACGGAACCATTGCAACGTCATCGTTTTCGATAATTTTGTCAACAACAGTTACGCCAGGGATATGCCTTGCAAATTCTGTTGAAGTAACATCACGTTTATCTTTGTAGTACAAGTCATGATTGCCTGCAAACATATAAAATTGTTCAAATGAACTACCTAGTTTTTCTAAACTACGTATGGTTGCATCCATTGTGGTAAGATTAAGACTGTTACGATTATGGTGCCAGTCACCACAAAAGATTGCAGTTTCGCAATTATTTTCTTTTGCTTGTTCAATAAACCAATCTACAAATTCTTCACAATCATCGTTATGTACTCTACTATTTCCTTTTAATCCAAAGTGGATATCTGTAAAGACTGCTGCTTTTTTAAACAAATTGTTTATCCTCTAATTTGACTGTAGTATTATAACAAAGTTTTTTACATAGAGCAAGAGATTTTTTATGTTTTTTCTTTCTCTCTACGCAATGCCGCTTCCCATTCACCTGCATGTTGCCTTGTATAGCTAGGATTCATATCATTCATCTCTAAAATATCATCTCTAATGTTTTGATTACGTTTTTCTAAGTTAATAACACGAACAAATGAATTTGTAACTGCGGCAGTGTAGTATGCAAATGGATTATTTGATTTAGATTCATCAAACTGTAACCCAATCTGTGAAAGTTGCAGTATAGCCTGGCCCTTCATTTCGTCATTGTAGGTATAACCACGCACATTTCCTCTTGTAGCATATCTATCTACTAGTTTCATCCACATCATAGCAAGTTTATCTGTAGCTCTTGCATGTTTCATGCTAAAGTTACCGTTTTCCATACCGCCTTCCCAATGACTTTTACCTACACACACTAACTCACCTTCTTCGTTAAATTTGTAGTGTTGAAAAGGGGGAAAATTTACTTTAACTTTTGTGTCTGCAATAGTTTTTGGATTTTTCTTTCGACCAGGTTCTTCTGGAATGTGGTCAAATGTCATTATTCTAAAAATAAGTTCTTCTTTAGTAATGGTTCTGTAGTCAATTTCGCAGTCTGCTTGTTTAACTTTTTCTCCTGCCATCTTTCTTTGTTCGTAATCTGCTTGAGATAGTCTTTTTGCTTTGTTTCTTTTGGCTTCTGCAACAGTTCTTATGTTAATTTTGTCTATACTTGGTAAAATAATATCAAATTGATGGTAATCTTGGTCTATAAAACTGCAAAATCTGCTTTTTGACTTGTGTATTTCCTTTAAAAGGTCTTTGTTGTTAAGATAATTTTGTTTCCTCATCGGATCTCCTGAATTTATATAACATTATAATATACGTAGATAATTTTGTCAACTAAATACTAGTGGAGAATATAAATATGGCTGTAAACAATCCAAAAGCAAGTTTAGAAAATTTAATTGGTAGTTCTGTACCCGATGGATCAGGAGTCAATAACGCATCTCCTAATTCACCTACAGATGCTAGATCAAGAAGATTAGGAAATCTTCCTGAAAATGCTGTTCCTACTAATGACTTAAATTTTGTTGAAGCAAATTGGCAAACTAAACAAAATCTCGATTGGAGAGTACGTTTATCTTTACCAAATAACTTTAGAAACAGCAATTTAATGACACCTTTGTTAGAAACAGACGGTTTAATGTTTCCTTATACACCTCAAATAGTTTTGGAACACCAAGCAAACTACAACGCTTTACATCCTACACATAGTAATTATCCTTTTCCTGCTTATCAGAACTCAGCTGTGAGTTCGATGACAATTATTGGAGAATTTTTAGTAGAAAATGCACAAGAGGCAGCTTACTGGGTTGCAGCTGTACACTATTTGCGTAGTGTAACAAAAATGGCCTATGGTAAAACAAGTAATCAAGGGTCGCCGCCTCCAGTAGTTAAATTAAACGGATATGGTGATTATGTTTTTAATAATGTTCCTGTAACAATTACTTACTTTTCGGTTGATTTACCTAGTGATGTTGATTACATGCAAGTGCAAGTTGGACAAAATGGAACTTGGGTACCAACAAGAAGTCAGATAAATGTTCAGGCACAACCTACTTACAGCAGATCCAGTGTAACTAAATTTAGTTTAGATAAATTTATCAGTGGCGAATACGTAATAAACAAAAAAGGGTTTATCTAATGGCAGAGTACGGAACTTCAAGTCCATATGCAAAGACACCAATATTCCAAGAAAATTATTTAGATATTTTGGAAATTAGACCAGTGCCTGCATCTGACGATGACATACTTTATGAAATTAAACCTCAATATGCTTACAGACCAGATCTACTTGCTCACGATTTATATGGCGACAAAAATTTGTGGTGGATATTTGCCCAAAGGAATATGGATATACTAAAAGATCCTGTAAATGATTTTGCACCAGGTACTAGAATTTATCTACCTAGGGGAGATGAGCTTACTAAAAGCATAGGATTTTAATTTATGGCTTTTGTATCAAATAGTAATAATATTTTTGTAGGAAATGCAACCGGAAGCGGAACAGTAAACAATTCTTTCGGTGCTACATCTTCTACAGGCACACAAAATTTAGCTACTAGTGTAAATTTCCTAATGAATCCAAGTCTTGCAGGAGCCGCAGCACTGTATGGAAAAGACATTCCGCCATTTAGAAATGAATTAAATCAGTTTGCTAGTTATTCACCTGTGTTTACACTAGGGTGTTTAACAAATATAGAATTAAACTTTCCTTTATCTTATAGAATATTAGGACCTGCTGTAAAAATTATCAGAAGCGGAGGCAGAGGCGGACCAACTATTCCTTCTATATACGACATTGGTGGAAAAACTGAATTTTTTATAGAAGACGTAGAAATAAAAAATCATGTTGCACCTAATCCTGGAACAAGGCATTCTAATGCAACATCTGTTAGATTTAAAGTTATAGAGCCTTACTCAATGGGGCAATTTTTTCATAATTTAAGAACTGCTTCTTTAGTGTGTGGTCATCCTAATTATATAGATGCACCTTTTTTACTTAGTGTGGCATTTATAGGTTATGATGATGACGGAGATGTTAAATCATCCTTTTTTAGTCAAAGGCATTTTCCAATTAGGATTATACAAGCAGACATGAGCGTAAGCGAAGCTGGCGCTGTTTATGACTGTGTTGGCGTACCGTATAACGAAATGGCTGCATCAAATAGAAGTGCAAGTGTAAAAAGAGATATACAAGCAAAAGGAAAAACAGTTGCCGAAGTTTTAGAAACAGGATTGCAGTCTGTTTCTGGAGAATATAATAAACATGCTATGGATGTAGAAAAAGCTCAACAAGGAAAACAAGACAAGATTGTAATAATGTTTCCTAACACAGGTGGACTCAGCGGAGTTACATCTTTTGTATCTAACGTTTTTAATTCTGCTAAATCTGCACTAGGAGGATTGCAAGGACAATTTGAAAGTTTAATAGGTAGTCAGCCAAATGCAAATCCTAAAGGAGGCCCACAATATTTAGGTAAAAATGTTCAAGTAGTAACTACTGGTTCGATGATGGGAGATAGATTTAAAGCAGAAGCAAAAGGAAATCTTAATGAAATAGGATTATCGCCAATAAACAGACCAGGCGGTGGTGCCAATGGAGGAGACACTGCATACACTACTCCTGGATTTGCAGAAAGTATAACTGATCCTGGAAATATAGATCCAGGTAAAATGGCCAATGATCCAAATATATTCTCATTTAATTTTGCTGCAGGTACAAGTGTTTTAGATATTATTGAAGAAGTAATTCTAAGTAGTGATTATGCACGTAAAATGATGAAAGATAGTCCTGACGCACAAGGTAGATTAAATTGGTTTAGAATTGAAACACAAACATATAATGACGGTGGATTATTAGGAGGATTGTTTAGTGGTAATTCTCCTAAAGTATATGTTTATAGGGTAGTAAAATATAGGGTAGACGAATCAACAGTTGCAAATCCAGGAGCAAGTTTATCTAGCACACTTATAAAACAAGCATTTGCAGCTAAAGCATATAGTTACATATACACTGGCCAAAATGATGATATTATTGATTTTGACCTAAAATTTGATATGGCCTTTTTTACAGGAATTCCAGCAGCAAGGTCACAGCAAAACCTACTAAAAAAATTAGGAGGACAACTAGCAGGATTCCAAACCGATAAAGATGAAACACCTTCGGGTGGTAGCGGATCAGGAGACACAGGCGGATCTTCCGCTCCAACAAAGGATGACGCATCTGATATAGATACTGTCAACGGTGGAGGCGGTCCAGAAACAGCTGGCAATAATGCCGCAAGATATTTTAACAACATGATTATTAATACTGGTAATGATATGTTAAAGGTAGATTTAAAAATACACGGTGATCCTTACTTCTTATGCGATTCAGGTTTAGGAAATTACGTTGGATTACCCAGCTTAGGATTCTTTCCTATAAATTTAGATGGAACTATGAATCCTATAGACGGAGAAGTTCATATTGTATTAAATTTTAGAACACCCGTTGACTATGACGAAGATGATGGTTATGTAAAGTATCCTTTAGGAGGATTTTTACCTATTGCAATGTTTAGTGGAGTATATCAAGTTATTACAGTAGAAAATAATTTTGATAAAGGACAGTTTAGTCAAACTTTATCTCTTGTAAGGAAACGTAATCAAGACCTCAGTTTAGAATCAGTAGCCGGTAAGGTTATAAGTTTCTTAACCGGCGGCGGCAAAAAAGCATTGAATTCAGGAAATATGATGAATGAAATTCAAGGCGGAACAACCGATCAACAAGGATTTTAATTAATGGCAACAGAAAAAAGAACCCCTAGACAACATAAAGTTAATCCTGGTATATATTTGGGTAAAGTAATAAGCCATTTAGATACACAATTTATGGGCGGATTGGAAGTAGAACTTCTAAAACGCAAAGGTGCAGCAAACACTAGCGGCACAGTTATTCAATGTAGATATGCTAGTCCTTTTTACGGACAATTAAGTTATGAAGGCATGCAAAAAAGTAATAGCTTTTCATCTACACAGCAGTCTTATGGTTTTTGGGCAGTACCTCCTGATGCAGGCACTCTTGTTATCGTAGTAATGCCAGAAGGTGATTATTCACAAGCCTTTTGGATAGGATGTGTTCCTGATACTGGCATGAATTTTATGACACCAGGACATGCATCAACAGAGTTAAACACAGAAGGTAAATTATTACCTACAGGAGAGTATAACAAAAAGTTAGAGTCAGCACAAACTGATTTTACAAAAATAAAAAAACCTGTAGATCAAAACAGAAAAACTGTATTAGAACAAAGCGGTCTAGAAACAGATTGGGTAAGAGGGACTAATACATCAAGTGCTAGGAGAGATATGCCTAGTATGGTATTTGGAATGAGTACCCCTGGACCATTATCGGATACAGGTCCTTCAGCAAAATATGGAAGATTTGGAATAGAAATAGATCGTAAGTATAGTAGACTAGGCGGATCAACTTTTGTAATGGACGACGGTGATCCTACTTTGCTTAGAAAAAAGAAAGCCAAAGATGATAAACCAGAATATGCTAATCCTGTAAAAGGTGATAGAAGTGGCGATAGAAAAATTCCTGCTAATGAATTGATTCGCCTGCAAACTAGAACAGGCCATCAAATACTATTACACAATTCTGAAGATTTAATTTATATTTCACACGGAAGTGGTGATAGTTGGATTGAGTTATCTGCAAATGGAAAGATTGATATCTATGCAAAAGATAGCGTAAGTATACATTCTGAGAATGATCTTAATATCTTAGCAGAAAGAGACATAAATCTAGAGTCTGGTAGAAATATTAATATAACTTCAAAAGAAAATACTAGTTGGGAAATAGGAAAAAATCATGTAGTTAGAGTTGGTGAAAATGGTGTGTTAGACATAGGCGGTAAACAAGATACAAAAATAGCTAACAACTATAATGTTGTTGTAGAGAATAGACACGATATGTTTGTAAAAAATAAAATAGCAATAGAAACTGAAAACTTTTTTGATTTGACGTCTAAGAGAACACGTTTAAAACCAGAAACATCATTTGATGTAAAAACTGACACTACAAATATCGAAAGCAAACTTATTAATTATATTGGTAATGATAAAATTAATTTAAACTCAGGAGGATCTGCAGCACAGGCAGAGCAACCAGAAGAGCAAAAAGAAAACGAAGAGTGGGCATTAGTTCCTGTGCGTATTCCAACTAAAGAACCTTGGTCTGATCACGAAAATTTTAATCCTAAGGAATACGAAAAAGACAAAACAGAAGCAATTAAACCCGACGAAAGAATAGGTTACTATAAAAATGGTACTATGGAAGAAGCAGAAATACTTCCTATTATACCTGATACATTTAAAAGGTGATAGATTATGAGTACATTAGAAAAAAGTTTATATCAACAAGTAAAAGTTAATAGTAAAAACGCATATGACAGGGTAAAAATCGAAAGTCCTACGTATAAAGGATTCAGCACTGTAGCTAGTGTTGATAACAAGCATGTGCTTTATGACATTGCACTTATTAAACAAGACATTATTAATCATTTTCACATAAAGCAAGGAGAAAAATTAAGTGATCCTAACTTTGGGACAATTATATGGGATATATTATTTGAACCTTTGACAGAGCAAAACAGGTCAGCTATTATAGACAATGTTACAGAAATTATAAATTATGATCCTAGGGTAAGTGTTAATCAAATTATAGTTGACGATTATGAGCAAGGAATTTTAATTAGTTGTGAACTTATGTACTTACCGTATTCTGTTGTAGAGAGACTTCAATTACGCTTTGATGAGAATGCAGGATTTTTAGCAGAATAATATACGCACATTATATAAACTGCTAAATATTATTACAATTAAGGAATGAAAAATGTCGTCAACAGATAGACAAAATAGATTGCTGCTTACTGAAGATTGGAAGAAAGTTTATCAGTCTTTTCGTAATGCAGATTTCAAAAGTTATGATTTTGATAATTTGCGTAGGACAATGATACAATACCTACGTGAAAATTACCCAGAAGATTTTAATGATTATGTAGAGTCAAGTGAATATCTTGCTTTGGTTGATTTAATTGCTTTTTTAGGTCAAAATATTTCATTCCGTATAGACCTAAATGCAAGAGAAAATTATTTAGAACTTGCAGAGCGTAGAGAAAGTGTTCTTAGATTAGCTAGACTTTTATCATACAACCCTAAAAGAAATCAAAGCTCAGAAGGAATGTTAAAACTTGATAGTATTAGAACTTCTGAGGATATTACAGATTCAAACGGAACTAGTTTGCAAGGACAAACTATACTTTGGAATGATAGCACTAACGAAAATTGGTATGAACAATTTATAAAAATTTTAAATACTGCCCTTCCTGTAAATGGAACTTTTGGAAGGCCCATTAAAAAATCAGTCGTGCAAAATGTATCAACTGAAAAGTATAGATTCAACAGTATAAGCACAGATGTTCCTGTATTTGGTTTTGATAAAATTATTGACGGCCAGTCATTAAGTTATGAAATAGTTTCAGCTGATATTGAAAATAACGATGTTATAGAAGAAACACCGTTGCCTGGTAACAAGTTTAGTATTCTTTATAGAGACGATGGAAAAGGGATATCAAGCACAAACAGCGGATTCTTTGCTATGTTCAAACAAGGAACTTTAGATCAAGGCGTTTTTACAATAGAAAATCCAAGTACCAATCAATCAGTAGCAATTGAAACACCAAATATTAATAATAATGATTTATGGTTATACAAATTAGATTCAAATGGAAATGAAGAAGAGCTTTGGACTAAAGTTGAAGCACTTGAAGGTAACAATGTAATTTATAATAACCTTAGCAAAGATATTAGAAATATTTACAGTGTTTTGACAAGAGTAGACGACAGAGTAAGTTTAATTTTTAGTGATGGAGTTTTTGGTAATCTGCCTAAAGGACAGTTTAGAGTGTTTTATAGAGTAGGTGCTAACAGTAAAGTTAGAATTACTCCTGCAGATTTTAGAAGGATCAATATAACACTTCCGTATATTAGTAAAACAGGTAAAGCAGAAACTATAGAATTAAGTTTTAGCTTGAAGAGCATTGTAGATAATGCTTCTGTGTCTGAAACAACTGAATCTATAAAAAACAATGCACCTGCAACATACTATACCCAAAATAGAATGGTTACAGGAGAAGACTACCAAGTTGCTCCGTTAAGTATAAATCAAGAAATTATAAAAGTAAAGTCTGTTAATAGAACATCAAGCGGTATAAGTCGCTATTTTGACCTTATAGACGCTACCGGAAAATATAGCACTACTAATTTATACGGCAACGATGGTGTTGTGTATAAAGAATTTAATGATTTAAAGCAAACATTTTCTTTTGCTACAAAAACTGACATAGAAGGTGTAGTAGAAAACACAATTACGCCAATTCTTAACGACACGAAAGTGAGAAATTTTTATTTAGATAGAGTTCCAAGAATACTTACTGAAGATCTTGGAATAACCTGGACACAAACAACAAAAGAAACAAATCTAAGTAGTGGTAGTTTTTTAAGTGGCGGTGTCCCTGTATTTTTAGGAAGATTTACAGCATCAATTTTAAGTATTTTAAAACCTGGTACACTTATAAAATTTACTGCACCGTCAGGACAACATTTTATGCCTGATGGAACATTAATGCAAGGCGGCGCAACTCATTTTGGTGCTTCCTCTTATAAGTGGTGTAAGGTAACAAGTGTTGAAGGGAAAGGTACTGAGCTTAGAGAAAATGGTCTAGGTGCTGTAGTGTTAAATGACATTATTCCAACAGGCGCTGTACTTGCAGAAATAAAACCGTCTCTTGCAAATAGTTTAACTGAAAGTGTTAAACAAGAGGTAATTGATCAAATTTTTGCTCAAAAAGTTTTTGGTTTAAGATTTGATCAAAATGACACAGAGTGGAAGTTGGTAACACAAAATAATTTAAATTTTGCAGATGAATTTTCAACAGGTAAAACAGGCGATACAACTAACCAACAACTTGATGCAAGTTGGTTATTATTATTCCAAACTAATACAGAAACATATACAATAACATTTAGAAGTATGCGTTATATTTTTGAAAGTGAAAATGAAATAAGATTTTACTATGACGAAAACAGTAAAATATTTGATAACACAGCAGGTAAAGTTATTAAGGACAAAGTATCAGTTCTAAATATCAATCCTAAACCTGATACTCCAGAAGCATTTACACAAGATTTTGATTGGGAAATTACAGATGCATATAGAGATGCAGAAGGTTATATTGATAGTAAAAAAGTTGAGGTGAGTTATTTTGATTCAGACGAAGATGGTGTTGTAGATGATGTTGATATTTTTGAGCAAATCGTTGCACCTTTAACAAATAGTTCACAAAAATGGATTATATTTAAAAAAGTAGTTTCTAATGACGGTGTAGAAGATTATAACTATTTTCCTAATAACAATAAAGAAGTAATTATATTATCAACTAAAGCTGATGTAAGACCTTTTAGTGAGTATAATGACGGACAAATTTTTTATTATATTGATACCGATATATTTGAAGTATTAGACCAAGCATCATTACGTTTAAATATTTCGTCAGATTACAAAGCAAGACAAGGTAGAGATAAATTAAAATTCCATTACATACATGCAGTAAACAGTGATGTGAGAATTGATCCTAGTGCAAGTAATATCATAGACATGTACTTGTTAACAAGAACATACGATACTAATTTTAGATTATGGATGAACGGTCAACTTTCTACAAAACCGTTACCACCTAGTTCAGATGCATTATCTATTGCATATAACCCGTCATTAATGAAAATTAAATCACTTACAGATGAAATTATATATCATCCTGTAAAATATAAGATATTATTTGGTAATAAAGCAGAAGAAGATCTAAGAGCAGTGTTTAAAATTGTTAAAAATACAGATAAAGTTTTAAATGATAATGAAATAAAATCAAAAGTTGTAGATGCTATAAATCAATTTTTTGCATTAGACAACTGGGACTTTGGCGATAAATTTTATTTTAGTGAATTGGCAAATTATGTAATGTACGAACTTTCGCCAGATATTAATACTTTTATAATTGTTCCTACTCAAGTTTCTCAAGTATTTGGTTCGCTATACGAGATAAAATCAGAAACAAATGAAATTTTTATAAGTGGAGCAACAGTGGACAATATTGAAATTATTGATTCTGTAACTGCAAGTAAATTAAGAGCCGCAGGAGAAGTTGTAACACAAAGTATTACATCATCTAATGTAGGTGTACAAAGTTCATCTTTAAATGATACTGCAACAAATGTTACAACATCAACAAGTTCTACGACAAGTTCTACAACTTCGTCATCCGGCACTACAAGTTCTAGTAGCGGTAGTAGCGGTAGTAGCGGTAGTAATTCTAACAGCGGAGGATATAGTTACTAATGGCTGATCAAAACGAATTTCCATTAGATGGAGAAACTCCAGAAAGCCGTAAGAGTGCAAGACACTTACCTAAGTATTTTAGGACTGAGAAGAATAAAAAATTCTTACAAGCCACTCTTGACCAAATGTTACAACCTGGTGTTACTGAAAAAATTAACAGTTTTGTAGGAAGAAAAACTGCAAAAGCATATGATAGCACAACGGACAATTATCTCAGAGATGTTAGCGTAGATAGAGAAACATATCAATTAGAACCAGTAAGTTATATAAAAGATAATCTAGATAATATTTTATATTATACTGATTATAGAGATTATTATAATCAAATAAAAAACCTAGGAGGTGTAAATTCTAATCATAGTGTTAATTCTCAACAAGAATTTTATTCCTGGGATCCGCATGTAGATTGGGATAAGTTAACAAACTTTAGAGAATACTATTGGCTACCTAATGGTCCAGAAACAGTTGTTATTCCTGGCGATCAAAAAGAAATAACAAGTACTTTTTCATTAGACTTACAAGAAGCCGCAGGTGATTTTTCTTATGTGTTTACACCTGATGGATTAACTCCAAACCCTGTCCTTAAATTATATAGGGGCGTAAAGTATAGAATAGATGTAAATGCAGATGGACTTCCTATTACTTTTAGAACTGCAAGAGATTTAGACCCTGCATTTTTAATAGAAGAAATAACTACCGGAATTGAACAAGGTGTTTTAGAATTTACACTTGCTCCAGACATCCCAGACGAAATTTTCTATGTAGCTAGTAACAACATTAATGTTGGTGGAATAATAAAAGTAGCTAACCAGGAAGAATCAACCTTTATAGATGTAGAAGCAGAAATAATAGGAAAGAAGTTTTATACTACTAGGGATAATTGGAGTCTTACAAACGGATTAAAAGTTAGATTTAGCGGAGATGTTCAGCCTGCAAAATATCAAAATAGTGAATGGTATGTAGAAGGAGTAGGAAAAAGGATACAACTTGTTTCTGAATCAGATGTTGAAATATCGTTTCCTGTTGGTATTGATAAAACAATGTCATTTGACGAAGGCGGATTCGACAGAAATCCTTTTGGGTCAGCTACAGGATTTCCTGAAGACAAAGACTACATAACCATAAACAGGGCTAGTTCTGATGGTAACTTTTGGAGCAGATACAACAGATGGTTCCACAAGGATGTTATAGAATTATCTTCACAAATTAACGGTACAGTTTTAGAAATAGACCAAACGGGTCGTGCCAATAGACCTATCATAGAATTTGATTCTGGATTAAAATTATACAACTTTGGCACAAAAAATAAAAGAGTAGTAGATTTAATAGATGACTTTACTGAAGATGCATTTAGTACTATTGAAGGTAGTCTAGGATACAATGTTGACGGAGTACAACTACAATCTGGACAACGGGTATTGTTTTTAAATGATAAAGATCCTTTAGTAAAAGGTAAAATATTTGAAGTAGATTTTATTAATTTTAAAGGTTCAGGAACTACAGGTCAAATCACCCTAAAAGAAACAGCAGATAGTAATCCTATAGTAGGAGAGAACGTTCTTGTTGTAAACGGTGATACCCAAGGTGGTAAGTTATATTATTACAATGGTACAGAGTGGGTAATAGCACAAACAAAAAGTTCAGTAAACCAAGCTCCTGTTTTTGATGTATTTGATGAAAACGGTAATAGTTATTCTGATCCTGCAATTTATCCCGCTAATAATTTTAGGGGAACAAAGATATTTTCTTTTGCTGTAGGTACAGGTTCTAATGATTCAGTTTTAGGATTTCCGTTAAAATATAAAAGTATAG